AATAAGAATTGAACAGCATTTTTAGAATAATATCTATTTTCTTTTTCTTCTATTTGCTTTTTGTTGAATATAAATATTGGTATTATTTCCATTTTTGGATTTTTAGATATGATTTGATTTAAAGTAGTATTATCATATGTTCGTAAATCACGCCGAAATATAAATAAAGTTTTCATTTATTATTATTATATGATACAATTATTATCATTCGATGTTGGCACTAAAAACCTGGCATATTGTATCGCTAATATTCAAGATGACCGGAAATTTAAAATTATAAGCCTTCAAAAAGTTGATTTAAATTATTCTGGTAATATTCAGAAATTAATTGATAATACACTTGAACTTCTTGATATTATTATTAACGATCCTATTATTGATATCAATCAGAAATTGATTGTTTTAATTGAATGTCAAATGACTTCAATAATGCGAACAATTCAAACTTGTATTAATACTTATTTTAAAGTTATTAGCAAATATCAGAGCCTAGATATTGAAACTATTTATGTATCACCTAAACATAAATTAAAATTGATGGATAAATATCCAGATATTGTCGTTTCAGATAAACACAAACAAAATAAACTAGATGCCATTTTTTACACAACTCATTTATTAACAAATATAGATGAATTTAGAGATATAGATATTATGAATATCATCAATATAAATAAAAAAAAAGATGATTTATGTGATGCATATTTAATGTGTGTTTATTATTACATCACAAATGAAAAATAAATATTTTCTAATAATAGATTGAAATTTATTTAAAATGGATCCTATTTTTAATGAAAGATTTGGAAATGATGATAAAACCACAACTACTACTGTAAGTGGAGATGGATTAGTATTTGTTGGTGTTATTGGTATTATAACTTGGATATGGATTATTTTATTATGTATAATATGGATTTTTGCAGGTATAACTGCTTTCTTTGCATCTCTTGTTTGTATGTTTTATAATTCTTCAGTATCTGATAAAGTAGTTGGCTTATTTTTAGCTATGTTTTTTGGTCCTTTATATTGGGGCTTTTATATCTATAAAGCAAGTTATTGCACTAAATATCCAGCAGTTAATTATTATTATGAATAAGATATTTTAGTTAATTGTTTTATAACATCAGGTGTATAATTTGTTATTTTATTAGTTTCTATTGCATTTGCGAGATTTAACCAAAATTTATCAAATTTATATTTTTCATTCATTTTATTAATTTTAATAACATTTTTATATAACCATTTATATAATTTCATTTTATTTTTTATACTACAATCGTCATGATTGTAAGGACAGCTCATACCTTTTGATAAATTATCTAGATATGCACTAGGTATATAATAATTATTATCACTAAATAACTGATAATTATATTCATTACATTTAATCTGATATTCGGCAAAATCAATATAAACTTCCGAGTCGTCAATAATTATAATTTCACTGTCTTTAGCTGATTTAATCTTTGATAATATCTTTTTTATAGATTTTTTAAATCCAAAATTACAATTTTCAATAGGAATACAATCATCTCTTGTGAATACTGGTCTATTAAATTTAATATTATTTTCTTTTTCTATTAATTTAATTTGAGTATTTGCCCATAATTTAGTTGATGCTGTATAAATATAAAAAGAAACATTTATATTATATAATTCTTTCATTTTATTTATAAAATCTATGAAATTAGGTCTAACTAGTTTATTAGACTGATTATAATAAGGTGATAGAACCTTATTTATATTAATATTAGGTCCTTTAAATTTCTTTATCAATTTATATTTAATAAATAAATCCATTTGATATTTACAATTTCCAATTATAGTATTATCCAAATCAATAATAAATATATATTTCTTCATATTTAATAGATAATAATTTTTAATTTTTACAATGATTTTATTTATATTATTATGAATTTTCGCAGGTATTGCAGCATTTATGGCATCCATTATTTGTTTTTTTCGCAAATCATCAGTTAGTGATAAATTTATGGGATTTCTTTTAGCATTTTTATTTGGTCCTTTCTATTGGTTATATTTCATTTACAATAAAGCTTACTGTAATTAAAATTATTATTTATAATTAAATGGATAATTTATGCAAAAAATGGAAATTAAATAAAAATATAAATCCCATTACAAATAGAAAAATTAAAACAAATGCTATAACTTATAATAATTTTATGAAGTTGTGTAATGGTAATGGTAATAATAATGCTAATGCTAATGGCAATGACATCTGTAAAAAATGGTTATTAAATAAAACTAAAAATCCTATTAATAACAATAAAATAAAAATTAATGGTCTCAGTTACAAGACTTTAAAGATGCTATGTGTTGATAATAAAATTTTCAATTTCTTAAAACCTTTAATAAGAAGAGTTACGGCTAATATTATTGATCGCATAAATTATTTTATAATTATAAATAATTATATTAATAAAATTAAAAATGGATGTATTGAGAAAATTGATGATAAAATAATGTTAGGTGATAGAATTATTATAGATAAACAAATAGGAAATAATGGTAAATATGGTATTGTCTTTAAAGCACATTATAATCCAAATAATATTCAAAAAAAAGAATTAGGAAATGTATTTAAATTTGTTGTTAAAGTTTGTGAAATGACTAAAGAAAATAAAAAAGAAATAGAAACCGGAAAAATATTAAATAAATTATTGGTTGATTTTAAATGTCCTCATTTTCCTTTCTTATATGGTTATATCAAATGTGATAAACAGATTGATTTTATTTCAGATTTTTTCAAATTTCAAAAATCATATTTAATTATAAATGAATTGGCTAATGGCACTTTTTCACAATTAATATTAGATTTATTTATGAATAATGAAGAAGAACTTGATATTAATCATATTATTAGAAATGCATTAATCCAAATCTATTTATCTATAATTTTTTTCAATAAATATTCTGGATTTAATCACAATGACACGCATTTTAATAATTTCTTATTTCATAAAATCAAGAAAGGAGGTTATTTTTATTATAAATTTTATGGAAAAGATTATTATCTTGAAAATATTGGTTATTTATGGGTAATTAATGACTTTGGGATGGTATCTAAATTTAAATCCGAAATGAATGATTTAAAGATTTTTACTGAAAAATTATTAAAGACTTATATAAATATTGGAGTATTTGATGATGAAATTAATAATTTTATTATTCTTATGATGAAATTATTATTGAAAAAAAATGTAAAATTAAATAATATTATTGATTTAATTCTAAAGTTTTCATCTCAACCAAAACCAGACAAAATTATAAATATTATTCCTTATATAATAGAATAATAAAATATGAAAGACAATAATATTACTGATCGTATTAATTATTATATTGTTGTGCGAAAATATATTGATTATATTAAAAAAAAATATAAAAATAATTGCATTCATACTTATAAGATTGTTAATAATGAAAAATTGTTGAGTGTTGGAAAAAATATAATTTTAAATAAAAAATTAGGAACAGGAGGATATGGTGTAGTTTATAAAGCATATTTTAGATTAAAAGACATGAAACATAATATGGTTGTTAAAATATGCGAAATGACTGATAAAAATAAAAAAGAAATTCAAATTTCAAATAAATTGACAGCATTACTTTTAAAAAAGGTTTGTCCTCATTTCCCAATTTCTTATGGATATTTAACTTGTAGAAAAAAAGATGATATAAATTATACAAAAATATCTTCTGCTATTTCATCAATCTCTTCTAGCAGTAGTTCAAATTTAAATCATCGCTTCTTTTCATATAAACATAAACCAAATTTATATTTAATTGTTAATGAATATGCAGACAATTCATTTGCTTTTATGTTCGAATATATATTAAAAAAATATAATTTAAAAATTGCATCTTTTATTTTAAATAATATGATTATTCAAATATTTATTTCTATCATCTTTTTTCAGAATTATATTCAAATGGTCCATAATGATACACATATTTTAAATTTCTTAGTTCATTATACTAAAGATGGTGGATATTATCATTATAATATTTATGGAAAAAATTATTATCTTAAAAATACTGGCTATTTAATTGTAATCAATGATTTTGGATTAGCAAAATCTATAAATCAAAAACCAATAAAAATAGATTTTATTATTTTTATTTTAAGTTTAAAAAACTTAATTCTAAAAAAATATAAAGAATATATATCAAAAGATATTATCTATTTTATGCAAAATATTTCATTTTCTTCAACTTCTTCTGATTTATATAAATATCTATTTCAATTTATGAATAAATGTTTTTCAGATAATTTAAAAACATCTAAACCTTCTAAAATTATAAATAAAACTCCTTTTGTTATATAGATAATATAAATGACAACATCATCTTCATCAAATACCAGCTTTACTTTAAATAATCGAATAAAGTATTATAAACTCGTTTCAAATTATATATCAAAACATTCATATAATGATCATAATAATTGTATTAATATTAAAAATAGTCTTATTAAAATTGGCACAAATATTGTCTTAGATAAAAGAATAGGTAGTAGTAGTGTTTGGGGCTTAGCATTCTTATCTCATTATATTAAAGATAATTCAAATCAATTAATTTTTGCAACAAAAATTGTCGATTCATCAAAAAGTAATAATATTTTAGAATATAATATATTAAAATATTTAACTTTATTAAATGTTAAAAACCAGGTATGCCCTCATTTTCCTTTATGTTATGGAGCTTTGCAATGTGATGATATTAGCCAAAGATTAATAGCTAAAAAGATTGATTTAGATAAATTAAAAAATAAGAAATTGA